ATATCAACGCCATGGGGTTTCGGGAGCCTGTGGAGACGTGACGGCGTGCTCGCTTAGCACCAGCTCCTCGGCCAAGCGCGCGAGCCCTCTCCACCAGCACAGGTAATCCGCGCGCGCTTCCGCAATCGCAATCGGCGAGGGATACCAGCGCACCGGACAGTACGAGCCCTCGCTGTACCAGCCCTTGCGCACCGCATAGCCGACCACCAGCGCATGCGGCCCCCGCGGCGCCGGCACCGGCTCCACCTGCGGATGCTCCTCGCGCCAGTCCGGGCGCGTGCCCATGCGCGCATGCATCGTGACGAGCGCGCCGGTGCGCAGCGTGCGCACCAGGATCACCTCCCGCGGCGCTTCGAGCTGCGCGCTCTTGCGCGCTCCCGATCGCGTCGACCAGGACACGCGGGTTTCCCTGGCGGCAGGCTCGGCCGGCGCAGAGCGCGGCTCGACCAGCGCGGTGAGATGCCCGAGCACGCGCTCCGCATCCTCCTCCCAGTCGATCACCGCATCCGGCAGCCGCGCCACCGCATGCTCGATGATTAGCGCATCGCGATGCGGAGCACCATGGTCGTAACGCTGCGAGCCGCTCGGCCGCTCCGCAATGCCGTAGCGCCCCACGTCGGCGACATGCTCCCAGATCGCCTCCGCACTCGACGTCGCGCGCTTGCTCAGCTCGTCACGGTAGGCCCACTGCAGCAAGCGCTCGATGTCGATTGAGTTCATTGAGCGATCCCGGCAATGCAGAGATTGGTTGCAATGCTCCTCGGGGAACCCAGAAGCACGGACGTCCCGGCGTGCCATCCCGCCACCACTCCTGCCGCTTGCAGTCGTTCCCAGCCAACCATCCGCAGATCACGAATTCGGGCAGGAAGCTGAGCACCGAGATGTAGATGCGATCATCCCTGTCCTTCGTGCGGATCGACATGTCGGTCCACTGCCGGCTGGTGTTCGTCCGCACCTGATAGGAGCCCACATCGTCAGCCTTGTAGTTGCCGAGGCTGCCGCTCCAGTAGATCCCGAGATGCTTGGCAACCGCCATCTCTCCAGCCGCGCCTTCGATATTCGGCGTCCAGTCGTCATCGTGATTGTTGCGCCCGGCACCCGGCGTCCAATGCTCCTTGAGGCATTGCACATTGCGCATCGCTCCGACCGACGCAGCCTGCAGCACCTCGGCCCAACTCAGTCGCACTCGCACTTCATCACTCAATTCAGCCTCCACTGAAACTGCGCGGCACTCCATTGCGCGCAACCGCCTCGTCGTAATCGCTGAATACGGTGCCTGCCGGCGCCGGCCCGAGCTGCTTCCAGCGCTCCCAGTCGTCCACGCCGCGCTGTCGCATCTCGTACAGCAGCCCCTGGAACAGCTCGGCCATCCGGTCCTTGTGCTCCTGGCTGTAGTCCGCCTCACGCTGCGTGCGCCAGCGCGGCTGGTACCCGGGCGTCGGCGTAAACGACGGATCGAAATGCTGCGGCAGCATCTCGGGCATGTTCATCTGCGCGATCTCGCGCATGAGCAGCGCCTGGAACGCCCACGGCATGCCGCCCAGATGGCGGGCGAAGTACTCGAACCACTCGCGGAAGCCTTCGCCGCCGATCGCGATCGTCGGCCAGCTGTCCTTCCACTGCTTGTCCAGGCCGTACTGCATCGCGCGGTGGTCGTAGTTGCGCACGCTCACCGCCCCGCGCTTCGCCCAGTCCGGCATGATCCAGCCGGTCGATTTCTTGCGCTCCACAATCAGCCTCCGTTGTCGCGTTGCAGGCAGGCGCGGCGGTGCTCCTCCAGCCGGGCGAGCGCGCCCTCGTCGCTGGCGCCGTCGCTGCCGGCGGCAAACCCCTCGAAGCGCCGCTGCGACAAAAACCGGCAGGCGTGGACTGCAGGATGATCCGGCTTGGATTTGAGGAAGGCCTTGAACTCGGGGAGTGCATCGCAGGCCGCCGCGCGGTCGTCGGGCGACAGCCGCTGCCATGCCCTCCAAGCCTCGGCCTTCGACATGATCCTGGTCCTCGGGTAGGGCTCCCAGAACCGCTCTTGGAATTCGCTGGAGTACGTGCCGTTGGGTTTGGGCTTCTTGGTTGCTTGCTTGCCCGACAGCGTCGGACGCGCGCTTGCGTGTCCGACAATCTCTTCCGAGCGAAGCGAGGAAGAGATCTCTTCTCCTCTCCTCTCCTCTCCTCTCCTAAGAAAGAGCGGCGAACCGCCGTCAGTCGCGGCGGCTCGCGGCGGCTCGCGGCGGGTGTCTGGTGAGTACTCCGGCAGCTGCGGCTTGGCCGCATTGTCGAGCCGCTGGTGTTTTCCCCACGTCGGGATGTCGAGGTAATCACAACGCTCGACGACGTAGCGACGGATCAGTCCGTGCTCTTCCAGCTCGTCTAGCCAGCGGCCGATCAGGCCAGCGGCATCCTCGTCGTAGGGATACAACAGGCTCGCCAAAAGACGCAGGGCAGCGCGCGCCCTGCCGTGATCATCAACCACCGTCCACAGTTGGATGTACAGCAGCCTCGCATCACGCGAGAGCCGGCCGATGCTTTCGGATTGGCAGAACTCAGGCTTGATCGAGCGGATGCGACCCATCATCGCCTCCACGGCACATAGGCGAGGCGGCAGTGGTGCGTGCAGTACGGCCGCTCGGGCGCGGCCGGCGCCGAGCAGAAGCGGAAGTCGGGAGCGCGCGGATCCCCGCTCGGCCACCGGCAGCTCGCGGGCTCCAGCTCCATCAGGGATCGGCGCGCTGCCTGCGGCGCAGGCAGGGGGTTGTCCACAGGCGGCTGCGGCGGCTTGACGCCGGGACGAGGAGGCGGCTTGCGTGCCGGCGCCGGCTTGGGCTCGGGCATCTCCGGCCGGGCACCCACCAGCAGATGCGACCACTTCAGCCGGTGTATCTTTCCCAAGACCGCGCAGCGCGTTACCGGCTCGTAGCGGCTCTCCCGGCTGAGCAGGCGGGCGATGTCGCCGGCCGAGTAATGCGAGCCCTCGGCGAGCAGCTCGCGCAGCCGATCAATCCTCGCTTCTGACCAATATGACACTGTTGCTGCCGCATTTTGGTATTGGTCACGCCTTGTCGCTCGGTTGTCACATGCTAGGGTGGAGGCCTCGCGCGAGGACAATCTCCTGACCTGGGGAGTGTGCAGTGGGACACCGTTGCCCCGAGCCGGCGCCCGTTATCTTCGCCGACCATGTCCATGTCGTGCAGCACCCCGACGGCTCGACCGAGCTGCAGCTGGTCGAGCGCCGGCAGCGGCTGGCGGGTGGCCGCTTCGTCGAGCGCGACGAGGTCGTGGCCACCGTGCTGGTCACCAGCCTGATGCATGTGCTCAGTCCACCGGTCGGGGCAGGAAGTCCTCGGCGCTCAGCGGAATGCGGCGCAGCTTCGCCGCCTCCAGCAGCAGCCGGTGATACTTCTGCGGGATGAGGCCGCCGGTGCCGTTGCGTTCGCGCGGAAACCGCCACAGGTAAGCCGCCACCGGGCCGACCGCGACCAGCTCGGCAACCTTCGCCGGCCCGCCGAACTTGGCCATGATGCTGTTGGCCGGCTCCAGGTACTCGCCCGGCGCAAGCCGAGGCCGTTTCAGCTTGTCGTTCATACTATTGCAAGCACTTTAGAAATCAGGGAAGGCCTTCAAATTCCTGCAATTCCTGCGGCGCGTCAATAGCAATCAATTATCCTTGCAATCCACAGGCCTGGGGAGTTTAGTGCCCCCGCGGCGCGCAGGCATCAGCTCCTGCCCATGGACCCAGGCTTAATCCGCGCGACAATCGCCCGACGACGGCTGGTCAAGGCCGACATCGCCAAAGCACTCGGCATGAGCCCGGCGCTGTTCTCGCAGCTCCTCGCCGGCACCCGCGCGCTCAAGGTCGGCGAGCTGCCGGTGCTGATCGAGGTGCTCGGCCTCGACCAGATCCCGATCACCGCCACCATCGGGGCCGGCGGCGTGGTCGAGGCCCTTCCCGAGCCGCACGAGCATCTGCGGCTGCCCTATGTGCCGCCGGCCGAGCAGGAGGCGCTGCGCATCGCCGGCGACCACCTGCTGCCGCGCTACGCCGACGGCGACGTGGTCATAGCCTGGAAGGCGCAGAGAAGGCCGCTGGTGAGCTATTTCGGGCAGGAGGCCATCGTCACCCTGGCCGAGCACAAAAACCGCTTCCTGAAGCACCTGATGCCCATCCCGGGGGCATCGGCAGGCACCGTGAGGCTGCTCAACTCGTTTGCCGCCCGCCGCCACCTCGACGGCCACGTCCGCCACATCGGCGAGATCGCCGGGCAGCTGCGCGCCCACCAGCTCCAGCTCGCCCGGCCGGGGCTCTACTCGGCCATCCCGGACCCGCTGCGGTAATCCCCAGCCGTTGACCCGTTAACCCTTTATTGCTTTAGTTTTCCTAAATTGGGTGCTAAGCACTGCTGCTTCGTTTTCTAAAAGAGCACCCCCGCACCCATGTCCTGGCACGTCCTGGCCACCCGCCATTCGCGATCGTCATTCGCCTGCGCCGCCATCACCCGCAATGGAAGGGTGATGGAATTCGGCACCCATGCCTCGGCCCAGGCCGAGTGCGACCGGCTCAACGCCACCCGCGTCTCGGAAAGCACCGTCACCTACAGCGTGGAGGATTGCACATGCTCAAGCCGAAGCAGGAACCGATCATCAGCATGAAGGAGCTGGCCAAGCGGATCGAGCACGACGATCCGCGCGCCTACGCTCCACCGGCGCATCGCGAGGAGCGCGCGGTCGACCAGCTGCAGTCCTTCGGCGAGCTGCCGACCCGGGAGCTGGACGAGATCATCCGGCAGGCCAAGAACGAGTTGGCCTCGATCGAGAACGACGCCCAGACCATCCGCGACGCCTACGTGCGCCACACCAGCCGGATCAGGCGCGACATCGAGCGCTTCCGGCAATCGATCCAGCTCAGCATGGACACCATGAAGCAGCTGCGTGAGCAGTGCATGCAGCTCGACAGCGAGAAGGAGCCGACCCGTGAGCGAGACTGACATCGAGGTCATCCAGGAGGAGGGGACGCCCCGCAAGAAGGGCAGGAGCGCGCCGCCGGCGAGAGTGCCGGCAGCGCCGCTTCCCACCACGCCCCCGGAAATGCTGGCGCGCGCGATCGCCGACAAGCAGTGGGACGCGGTCGAGCGGCTGATGGCATTCCAGGAGCGATGGGAGGCACGCAACGCCCGCAAGGCCTACGACGCCGCTATCGCCGCCGCATCCGCGGACATCGAGCCGATCATCAAGGATCGGAAAGTCGACTACGAGGCCAAGCAGCCGGGCTCCAAGCGCACGAGCTACAAGCACGAGGATCTCGCCGGCATCGAGCGCGCCATCAAGAAGCCGCTCGCCGAGCACGGCCTGAGCTACCGTTTCCGCACCAGCTCGGTCCCCAACGAGCCGATCACCGTCACCTGCATCATCGCGCACCGCGATGGGCACAGCGAGGAGAATTCCCTCGTCGGCCCGCGCGACGAGACTGGCGGCAAGAACTCCATCCAGGCGATCGGCAGCACGCTCACCTACCTGCAGCGCTACACGCTCAAGGCCGCGCTCGGACTGTCCGCCGCCGAGGATGACGACGGTCGCGGCGCCAACGGCAAGATCAGCCCCGAGCAGTACGAGGAGCTGCAGCGCCTGATCGTGCAGGCCAACCAGGACATCGAGAAGTTCTGCCACCTCTACGGCATCGACGCCGTGAAGGATCTGCCGGCGCGCGCGTTCGAGGGCGCCTGCGACGCCATGAAGCGCAAGGCGAAGTCATGACCGAGCTGCAGCGCACCGACGAATGGCACGCAGCGCGCCTGGGCAAGCTGACCGCCAGCCGCTTCCACGAGGCGGTCGCGACGACCGCCAAGAGCGGCTGGAGCGCGTCGCGCAAGAAGTACATGGCGCAGCTCCTCGCCGAGCGCCTCACCGGGCGGCCCTACGAGCGCTACCAGTCGCAGGCGATGCGCGATGGCACCGAGCGCGAGCCCGACGCCCGCATCGCCTATGCACTCGATCATGACGTCGAGGTGATCCAGTGCGGCTTCGTCGACCATCCGCGCATCGCGATGGCTGGCTGCTCGCCCGACGGACTGGTCGGCACCGACGGACTGGTCGAGATCAAATGTCCCGAAACCCACACCCACATCGAGTACCTCACCGGCGTCGCCATGCCGGGCGAGTACCTCCTGCAGATGCAGTGGCAGATGGCCTGCACCGGCCGCGCATGGTGCGACTGGGTTTCCTTCGAGCCGCGACTGCCGGCGCACCTCCAACTGCATGTCCGCCGGATGCACCGTGACGAGCAGCTGATCTCGGGCATGGAGCAGCAGGCGATCGAGTTCCTCGCAGAACTCGATCGCATGGTGGCGCGGCTCGAACCGCATCGGAGAGCGGCATGAGCCAGTCCTTCCACCTCTGGCTGCATTCGCTCGGGCTCAACCTCACCCAGATCAGGGTGATCGGCGAGGAGCTGGAGCGGCTGCGGCAGGAAGCCGAAACCTGGAAGGACCGATGGCTGAGCGAGCGTCGCGACCATGAGGCGACGATCGAGCACTGCGATCGGATCATGAACTCGGCGGCGGATCATGGTGACA